TTGTTTTCGCGTCTATATATCGCTGCTGAAAGTCGGGAATTCGGAAGGGTACTTGCATGGTTGATTCTCCAATTGGACAAACTGTTTTACGTTTAGATGGATCTGGCTCGAACCGGTCGGGATCGAACAGGTGGATGTTCATGCTATAGAACGGGGAAGATGTACTCTTTGGGTTTCATTCTTTTTTACGATTGAGCTTCGTCGGGCCTGGGAGGAACCAGCCTAATACCATCGGAACCAGAACTATCAGAATCAGAAACCATCCGCCCATCTCTGCAATCTGCCCAAGAAGCGACCAGAAATTGTCAGCAGCACATTCATTCATAACCTTGTTTCCGGTTGCCCCAATCGTCAGATCCGTCACCGCAGAGGCCGCAAAGGCAGTTGTCATGCCTGCCAGTATCGGCACAGTCGCACCCGAACTCAATGCAGTCGCCACAGTAACAGCGGCCCCCGTCGCTAGACTGGTAACTCCTGCTTTCTTTAGTGTCGTGCATGATATTAAGAGGACCGAAACGGTCAACAAGCCAATTACCTGTAGGCCAGTCAGACAAGCCAGTTGACGACAGCAACTGCGACCAGCACTCCAACCACGACTAAGAACTTCTTTTGCTTCGATAAGTTTTTCCATTTGTCCATGTTGTCTCCTTACATTTCCAGTGCGTAATTAACCAATAGAACGATCCCTATGGGAATGCCCATTATCAGAACAATCATACAAGCCGGGAATATAAATTCCTTCCAACTCATATCATCATTCATACAGTCTCCCCAAAGGTGTAATCTTTAGGAACAACAAAAGACGAGCCACATCCACATTGGCCTTTATCTGGTACGCTAACAATGAAGTTGGGCATAAAGTTTGATACGTCGTAATTGACTACTCCGCCGTCTATGAACGAGGTAGTAGCTTCATCTACCACAAATTTACCGTGGTCTAGATCCCAAATCATTTCGCCTTGTTCCGGTTTGTGGTGTGGTTCTGTTTTCCATTCAGCTATCAAGCCACCACATCCCCCTCCACGGAGTTCGTACCGTACTATCGAATCTTCCTTCTTTTCGAGGATGGAGTTCATTTGATTGATGGCATCTTGTGTAACTGTAATCAATGCCCTGCACCTCCGCAGCCTCCGCACATACCAGTGCCACCTTGGCCCTTGAATACATCGTTGAATACAAAAGTTGGATTCATTCCTGAAGTGTCATAGTCTATCGTGGCCCCATCCATAAACTGATAAGCAACGGGGTCAATAACAAGATACGGAACTATCTCCGTATCACGTTCTAGCTTCTGATCTGCAAAGGTAAGGCTATGCGTCATGCCGGAGCAACCTGTACCCTGGACAAACGGTCTGACAGCTACCATGTTGCTTTCTATACACATGGATTCGATTTTATTTCTTGCTGATTCTGTTACCGTTAGAGTCATTTTCCTTTTTAGATGTTATCCTTCTATCAGATGATTGGCCTGCCCCAACACTATGTTCATCATAGATGTAAATGTGTTTACCACCACACCACGGGCAGTACAGTTCTTTATTTGTTAGTAGGTGTTGCTCCCCGGTCCTCAATGCGATTGACCAATTAGAGTTGCAAAAAATACAGGCAAAGTTATGGATTACTTCTCTAACCCAAGTCATGTGCTATCCGCCTTTCTGTTCTACCCTCTGGGTATTCGAGAAATAGGTATCCATCTTGTTTTCCAACCGAGCCAGGCGAGACATGATTTTGTCGAACTGGTTATTAGTTCTGTCTTCCATTCGCTCAAATCTACTTTCCATTGCACTGATCTTAAAGTCTGCGACTGCAACCCGCTCCCTCAGATCATAGATGAAGGTAAAGCCACCAACCAAAAGTGTCACAGTAGCGATCATGTGCCACACTGAAACGGATTTATTAATACGCCATTTTTCTTCGGTCATGTTTCTGTGTTCCTATTGATCTCAGCTGCCGGGGGTGCCATATTTTCCGGTCGGACAAAATGTTGTAAAGAATCGCCTGAAAAAATTAAACAGGCCGATCTTGGAGTTATTCGGATGACGGCGGCACTTTCCGTATCAGGGTTCTCCACAATCATTATGTAAGATTCCGGGTTCTCCATGAACGTAGATGCAACATGAACGGCATAGTCCACCGTTAGCGCACCCATCAGGGAGGATAGAGTTGGAGTGCAAAGAGCGGGATAGGATTTAATTTCTTTGTAGGAATCTTTGGGTGGCCCCGCATGCACAGGCATTAAAAAAGCCGCGACTAGTGCGGCTGTGGCGATGATAGGTTTGATCATTGTGGACCAAGTAATCCGAAGTTTGGCGATCCCGCGAAAGTACTAATACCTGACCCTACTATTCGTGATGTCGCTCCAACCAATCTGCGCCGGAGTTGTTGTAGTAATTCCTGATCTGCCTTAGTAATGCCTGTATAGATTCTCTGGAGTTGATCTAATTTCTCAAGTGCTTTGCCAGGTTCTGTGAATTCAATCTGTGATGCTTCTTCAGCAAGTTTTTTATTTCTAAACTTAGTCCACCAATTAGCAGCTTTTCCCGTTGCTCTAACTGCGGCCAATGCTGGATTTATACTTGCCTCATAACCACTCTGAAAGATTTCGCCAGGTGCATCTCCGAACGTTTCCCCAATTTCTGTACCAACTCGCCCTGTGCGTGAGCCGCCTGTGACAATAGCTTGGGTTTTGCGATAAGCTGATTCCGTACCTAATGTTGTCATAAAAGCATCAAATGATTCGTCATCAGGGAATGTTGATTTCAAACGACCTTTTATCAACGTATCACCAAAAATTTTATTTGCTAATGATTGGTTCTCTTTTCGACCCAGTATTCTTAAATGCTGAAGCATTCCACTTCTAAAGGCCATGCGCTCGACATCAGTTTTCAATCTTTTGAATGCACGCTCAAAGTCGAGATCACTCATTTTTACACTTGTAAATTTTCCACCTTCCTCGACTGCATCCTTAATTTTGTAACCCACTTCACGCACCTTATTAGCGGCTGCAAATCGGGGATTAAATTGTCCAATTCGATTATTGAATTCATTTCTAACACCTTTGAGCGAAGAAAGACTCCTTTTGCCAATAGTGGTGCCGGGAGTTCCACCCACCTCAACCATGTCATCGAGTCCCTGCTTTATTAGTTGCATGACACGAATACCAACCCCAGGACTCAAGAATTCTCCGATCTCGTCCCTGGCGATAAATTCCTTCCATGATGGTAATGGTTGTCCTTCACGCCGCGATATAGCAGCAGCAGCCTTATACGCTTTTTGTAAATCAGGTGCGTTATCAATAAAGAAATCTACAAAGTCATTTTTATTCAGAACTGAACCTTCTCCTTCCCTAGCTGCTCGATATAGTGGTTGAGATAAACTGGATGCTCTTTTATCCAGAACCATCGCAACCCTGTCTGCATCAGCCCTGGCAGTCATTAGCCTGGCAGCTTCTTTTGTAACGCGCTTAAATTCTCCACTAGCACGCTGCAAGAATATTTCATCTGCCCTGGATGCAGCCTCAACAGATCCTTGCGTAAGACCGGAAACAAATCTCTGACCCCGTGGACCCGATACATCAGCAATTGTTGCGTCTGGACCCATTTCCTCAAGTACATCTCGATATGCTTCCGTAGGTGCCTTTCCTTGCGCTGCCAGTTCTTTCGTTCTCACCCCGCCAATATCTCTAGCCGCAATTCCCATGATGCGTTTGGCCGCTCGTTTGGCCTGTTTATCAGCCGCTGCGATCATTGCATTGGGATTGACGTTAAGACTCTTAAAAACATTTCTAGCCGCGATAACTGGGTCCGCTGCTTTTGCGAGTACAGGACTGATGACACCACCCGTTAAAGCACCTACGGCACCACCCAATACTCGATTCTTCCAATCACCTTCTGATGCTCCGACACCATACACACCACCTTGAGTGGCACCAACTTTTGCTGCCCTACCAGCAGTCATCGGTTGACGAGCTACCACTTGCTGCGCTGCACGACCTTGTTTAATAGCTTGCCCGGCTTTACCAGTGGTCAGAGCAACTTTTGCTGCGGTGCCTAGTCCCTTGGCTAAACCGATACCCGGTAATGCAAAACCAGCCAGGATCTCCGCACCATAAGCCAGTTCAGGGTGTTGCTCCCGAAATGCGTTCAGCGCATCGCGTTCTTCCTGTACAAGTTCATCGTAAGATTCAGCGCCGAATAAACTTCGGGCCAATGCTGTTAATTCATCACCGAAACCGAATGTCAGACCCTGACCAGCACTACGTGCTACTCCTTTAGCTGTCTCTAAGAACGAATCTTCAGAGACTTCAACTTCCACTTCCGCTTGTTCAGGCGCATTATATTTAGCTAAAGTCGCTGCGATCTCCGTTTCTGTAGCTTCTGGGTACCTTTTTAAGATTTGTTCGCGTGTCATTAGTCCATATCCAATGCTTTGTTTCTACTGCGTTCATCTTTTGCTTTTTCTAAAATTTCTCTGAAAACTTCACGTTTATCTGGATCTGACCACTCTGGATCAATCATCTCAACAATCATTTCTATATATTTTTGGAAATCATCGAACTTATCGACAATTACCGCTTCTCTGTCTCCGGTCAGCCAATCTGTTGCATTGGGCATAAACAAGTCATAAAACTGTGCTCGCTCATCTTCACCAATAGCCGCACCAGATTCCAGACGCAAGGCAATACTTAACGCTCTTGCCATCTTTAATTTAGTCGTGCGTGCTGGTCCGTGCCAACCCAAGGCATCCCAGACTTTTAACTCTGGACGTAACCTTCCGTCTTCATCGAGCCAATAATCACGCGCCTCTGCCATCATCATAGAAGAACGTTTTATCATGGCTATCTTTATTGCTTTATCTGGTTTTTCTTTACCAATCTGTATGGTCGTTATTGCGGTTGGTGATGTATCTAACACCCAATCTTTAGGAATGGGTTTTCCATCACGGGTTAAATATCTAATTTCACCATCTACCCATGATATTTTTCCCAGGTGTGGGTCACCCTTAGAGTCTTTATACATCTGCTTTGCATCAGCTTTAGGTGTTCCATCCTTGCTGCCCACTGCTCCTGATCTAATAATTTCCAGTATTTGCTTTAACGGAATATCAGCCTTAGTCGCAGCCTGTAGAAATCCGCGAGTGCTTTCAAAATCAGCATCTGTTAATTGAGCTAATCCGCGATTGGTTAGATGTTGGCCGTACTTTGCTAATGCGGCAGTTTCATACGATTTACTGTTATCTTTCGTACCCCATATACTAGATATGGCACGAAGCATGTTTTTCTTTCTATTAATCTGTGACAACACATCCACAGCTTCGGAAGATGTTTGACGTTGCGCCGCCGGCGCTCTCGTCACCGCACCAGAGTCACCCAGAGATCCTGCTTCAGGCCCACCGTATTGTTCCCAATCCTGCTGATTGCGGTTGAAGTTACGTTGCCTTGCATCTACAGACATATTCAGCGAACGAGCTATACCGCTGGGGTTTTCTACGCCTGCATCTTTAGCGCCTGGGTAGACTGGGACTGTTCGTGGGATTAAGCCCTGTCTTTTTATCTCAGCATCAGCCGGATCTGGAATATCAGAAATGATGTCCGGTGACGCTTCTTGTACTACCTCGTCCCTATAGGGTGCTATGTCCTGCGTCTGTATAATTTGATCAAGTGTCGGCGTCCAGGTGCCAGCATCTGATGTTAGCGGAACTCCCTCTCGTAGTAGTCTCTGCTGCCGTTTGTAATCACCAAGCTCGCGATCCCTTTGTTGCCTTCTTAGATCGAAAGTCGTTTCCCGCATCCATCTTTGAGTGCCTTCCTGATCTTCGGGATAGTCAGCCTGGTCAAGAGAAGGTCGCTGCGTGGCAGAAAGCGGCAGACGCAATCGAGTGGGTGACTCAAGCGGCGGCATATCCTGTATGAGTTGCCGATCCACTACAGGAACATCTACAGGCGGTTGAATAAGCCTATCTAAAATCGTTGGCTTATCTCCCAGTACTTCCTGGCGGCCAGTACCTTGCCAGGTTGGATCTGGCGGCATAATACTGTCCCTAAGTTTAGGATCACCAGGGTCAAACCCAGCCAACAGGCCCATCGAATATTCAGCGGCCTGGCGACGTGCCGCTATCTCAGCCGCAATCAGATCCTTCTTACGTTGCGCCGTCTGTGCATCTGTTGCCATTACGTCACCCTCTTTCTTTTAGCCATGTACGGGTTGTACGAACCACCTGTTCCCCCTGCCGCTGGGATTCCAGTGATGTTCAGCATGGATGGCATGGCGGCGGGTTGATGTCGAGCGCCGGGAACGCTTACAGGTGATAGAGACTTAAACGGCTGGTCGGCAACGTCGTAGTCACCCCCCATTTCGGCCATTTGTTCTTTTAGTTTTTCGTCGAAACCGTCATCGAATGTTCCCATTTGAGCTGGTATTGTTTGCATTCCAGTTCGACCTATGGGATCACCAGGCATACGCCCTGGCGTTAAGTCCCGCGTAAAGGCTGGTTTCTTTTGGAATTGGATACCAGCCGCCATCACAACACCCCGTAGTCAACGTGTTTCACCCCGTCTATCTCGACCACAGCATCAGGTCGAGTCTGCTCGACTTCCTGGGCTATTACGCCGCGACTGCGATGGGATGCTGGGTTGTACTTGTAGTTGTAGGTGTAGACGTTAAAACCGTTCCAGGTTGTTCCTTCCGGTGTGATGTTCTCCTTGATACGGATGTCCGACGGCGGCATGAAGATAGACGCAATACTCGCCAGCTTGCCGATCGAATCCAGACCACTCGGGCCTGGTGCTGTGGTGGAACCACCGTAGTCCCCAGATATGGATGCCATGTAGTTCTGCAAGGCCGTCTGTGGTGCCTGGGCATCGTACATGTAGCGCTGAACGTCTTGTTCCAATGCTCTCTGCTGAAATGCCTGCCGTGTATCTCCGACATCCCTGACAGCACCGTACATCCCTAATGGTGCGCCCATGATGCTCGGATATGCACCCATGCCGTACTGCTGCTGTTGTATGCCCATCTGTGCCGCTGGCATTCTCATACCCTGTGCTTGACCATAAGCACCGCCGTACATTTCAGCGGCCTTGTCGATCATCTGCTGATTAGCGGCGGCGATTGCTTTTGCTTGGATGTTACTGGCTACGGAACTACCACCTGGATGGGCTTCAACCATTGCACTGCGGATGCCTGGAAGGACGTTGTTAAGAAGCTGGTTCCTTGCTTGGTTGCCGAACACCGTCATCATATCGGTATAAGGAGTACCTGCGCCTGTTGCCACGTTACCGGCCAGCAAGTCGGACATCTGACCCGTGCTGAACGGTGTTGCTCCAGTTAAGCTCCGGCCTAAAGCGCCCTCTGCACCCATCTGCATACCACTGGTACGCGGACCCATTGCATAACCCAGCGTAGATCGCTGCGCGGCCTGTTGGCTCGGCGTAAAAGGCGCAACGGTCGGCCCTGGATAGTAATCTGGTGCTCCAGCCTCATAAAGACCCCTAGCTTGTCCAAAACCATATTTCAGCGGCTCGATCTGTTCAGCCCACGGTTCCGTTGTTTTCGTTCTGGTTCCACCGCTCATAATTTATTCCTCATCAAGGTTCTTCCCGTCCATAACCAACCCACTCACCCCTTGCCGCATTCCATTCCCACATCCCTGGCTCATCCGGCTTATCTGGCATTGTGTACTGACCCGGTGTTAGACCCGCTTGAGTTGTACCGGTGTTAGTCATCAGGCCAAGAAACGCATTGGGGTTTGCGTCGTATGCTTTCTGTGTGGCCGCATCAATTCGTTTTTGTGCAGCTTCTACTAGCATCCCTGGGCCTCTATCTACACTACTACCTATATACCGCTCCACATACTCGACATCTTTTTGAATCTTCGGATCTATCTTGACTAAATTAGTCCGTGCCGTGTCATAGATTATCTTGCTTGCCCTATCACCCAAGTCGCCACGATCTCCGCTGGAGAGATTGACGTATTCATCAACTATTGGCTGAATTTCCTCTACGGTGGCGACGCCGGGTCCGGGGCCAGTTCCAGTCCCAGTTCCAGTCCCAGTTCCAGTCCCAGTTCCAGTCCCAGTTCCAGTTCCGGTTCCGGTTCCGGTTCCAGTTCCAATTCCGGTTCCAGTTCCAATTCCAACTCCAGGTCCAGGGCCGGCTCCAGCTCCACTCCGCGCATAGTTCCAGAAGTTGGGCAACGCATAATTCCAGTTTGTACCTAGTGTTGGCAGAGCTTGAAAATCCCACATTCCCGCTGGTACACCCGAAGCAATCAACCCCGCATCACTACCAGGAGCTGCATATAACGGGTCTGCCACTCCAGCACCACTCCAATTCAAAGCAGCGCCTGGGGCGATGGGGTAACCGGGTCGGTTGACGCCGGTGATGGGAACGAACGGATCTGCTGGTGTTGTAGCGGACGCGCCACTTAAAAAGTCTTCAAACTTCGTACTCCCGGTCCACGGTTGTACAGCAGTTCCACCCTGATAGGTTCCTGATTGTAATGCCTTGTCTTCAGCGGCATGTGCCCTGCCAAATGCTGCTTTGGTAGTGCCACCCCGCTTTACCCAATAATCAACTTGTTGTTCTGGGGTTAAATTTGGATTGCCCATCCCATCAAATTGGCGCATGTCACCACCTTTTTGAGAGGTATCGATCATCTTCCAAGTTACGGAATCCCCGATATAGCTCTCGAAATCTTGATCGGTAGCTTCACCAGCTTTATATTTTGAATACGCATCAGCGTAGTTATATCCACCACCCATAGCTAAATCTCTTTTGTGAAAATGTGATAACTGTTAGTCCAGCCTTTCAAAATCTTCCCCCAGCCCTTACGCCCCCAGGCTTCAAGATGCGAACATCCTGAACTTTTGGCGAACGCTTCCAGTTCTGGATAAAACGGAAACCATTTATCCATATCGCCACCGCCTATAGAAATAACTCGAAGGACTTTCTTACGTGGATAGGGAATGTATTGCGTAACCATTGCGGCCAATACGTTGCCGCCTTCGACTGCTATCCAAAGTTGCATTTGAGATGAAGACAGCATTGGCAGGAAATCCTGCGCTTCCATCTCCCCTTCAGAATGGGGCGTAGCTTTATCTAGGTGTGGTTCGACTAGAGGCCAAATCGACTGAACATCGTCAGGTCGAACTTGAATTACCCTAGTTTCACCCATGCTGTTGTAGATTCCTTAAAGAAATACATTCCTTCCCCCGATCCGGGGTTCCAATTTGACCCATCTGCGTACCTAATATCCCCACCCCTTGGCTTACCGGGCGCTACATGGGTTCTTTCAAGTCTAAATATTGCTTGGTTTAATACAACATTAGCCAATCTCTTTAACTCACTAACGACATAGATTCCCATATCCTCTGAATTTTCTGGGGGTGATCCGGGTTCATAACGAGTGACAGACTTTACTACCCTGTCTTTATAGGTAGCCATTAATAACTCCTAGAACCTCGATTACCAGCATCCTGCACCTCTAGGGCGTATCCATCCAACTTCCAATCCATGTTCCCATCGGATTCAAACTTAACAGCGTAGTATTTTCCTGAACCCCTGACAGATACTTTAGCTTGTGAATCAGGATTAAAGGCTACTGCGCTACCCCATGTAATACCTTCTTCAGTAGACATCTGGGTTCCGAGATAGACATTGATAGTATTCGTGCTATCGATGTTCATCTTCGGGTAGATAGCAGTTATTCTCTTGACAGTTGTGTAATCTGGCTGGCCTTGTGAATTCATAGATAGGCCGGTGCGCTCGACATAAGAATTCATAAGAGATGTATCTTCCTTGAATCCAGAGTTATCCCTGTAAATTTTAGTATTCTCTGGAGAGGCGAACATAAGAACATTCTCTACTGTTGGATAGCTCATCGTCCACGGGCCGCTGACTGTTACCCACGTAGGGCCGTTATATGCCACGGCATCTACAGCATGAGTTGCAGCAGTTGTACTATTCACCCCTCTTGCGGATATAGTTAGAACAGTAGATGTTCTACTTGTATAAGTCATCTGCTCATCATCAATGATAATGTCGCCAGATGGTTCAAAACCTGAAGCATCATCTACCGTTAAGATTGTGCCGGTTGAGCTGGTAGAAGTAATAGCAACTGCCAATGGACTCGTCATAGCTACCCATGTGGTCATTACATTGGGGTCTAGGATATTCCCATAGCCTATATGCCCCAGACCGGGCAAGTCTCTAATAGTGAAAGTATTCTGATTCCAATTCCAAACAATTGCTCTATCTGGTTGTCCCGTTACACCACCATCTTGAGAGAAACAAAATAGCATTTCTGCCCTTCCGTAATCAGCCACCACAAAACTTCTGCTTATTGCATCCCCATCAATAGTGGAGAATACATAAGACCTTAATTTAGGTGGTAATATAGGTTTAATGGTTCTACCGTCATTGATGTAGAAATCACCATTGCCAAAGATTGCATGCCCACCGGGATATTCAGCAACGCAGTTCTTGGCGATAGCACCTATTGTTGGGGAGATTTGACGAAATGAGAAGATGAACGGGGTTCCCACATACTGCATAGAATAGATGGAGTCTTCCTTGTAGATCATAAAATTGTCTTGTAACTGAAGACCATCTAATATCTCGCCCTTTGAATCAGCTAATTCATATTCCCCGGCATCAACTGTGGCAGAAGTTTCATCCCATGAAGTAGGAGTCGTTTGAATAGCAGCCTCTGTAGACCACTTTACTAATCTTGGGTAATTAACACTAGATTTGCTTACATTTAGAGCAACCAAGAATGATCGGAATGAACGCATTGATTTACATTCTGTAGACGAAGGCCAATTATTTAAGTCCTGCATCAACTGCGCCGTGGCCGGAACACCCGACGCTAATGCCCAATACTGCGGATCATCCACACCGTTGGTCATTATGAGTACACCACCTATAACCGTAGCGGTCCAGTTCTCAGCAGCGGTAGCGGAATAAGCACCGCTCGATCTAGTTATGTTGTACCACTTCTTGGTTCTAGTTACCTCTGCATTATCTGAATGGGTTGCCGCTGTCGTTGAGTTAGCGCCCCTAGTACACCCGGTAAGCTGAGTTGCTGATTTACCTGTGTAGGTTACCTGTTCAGAACCTATAGTTACAGTACCCGCAGTTTCAAAGTTAGTTGTACTATCCAGCGTAATAGTTGTAACTGATGCGTTTATAGCCCCATTCAAAGTATCGGTCTTTGATGTATTATCATAAACATGTATAGCTGCAAGACCACCTATTATCCAGTATTCATTAACACCCGAAACTAGGTGAGTAATATAGTAGGGTGCAACAGGAACTGTCTCCATGACGCTGGCATAACCCAGAGCCTTTTTTATGGAGCCTTCGTCAGTCTTTACATTATTACCATCTGACCAGACGTTAGGAGGAAGTTGCCAAGGGTTCTGATCCTTGACAATACCATATTGCCCTACATTGTCTACGGGAACGAGTGCCATTTACTCAGGCAACGCTGCTTTTAATTGCCCCATAAATACAGACTTAGCGGCATCTAACTGCATTAACTTCATCTGTAGGGCATTGATTTCACCCCCTAGCTGGGCTATATGATTGATAGCAAGTTTAGCTTCATCTGCCAAGTCATCAAACTTGTATTCAGAGCCATCAATACTGACTACATTTTTGGGTTCTTCCTGTTTTTTTGCTTTAGGCATTGTAGGCATTCCCCGCAACAATGGCTGCATCAACCGCAGTCATATCTTCATCAGTCCAGTAGTCTCTTGTTAGCATCAATTCAAGATGCTCTACATTTCTACTTACTGCATCACTTTTCTCTTCCACACTATCACCAACGTATTGCGTATCGTCGATAACACCATGAATAAGGTCAACACTATGGCCCATTGCTGTGTAATGCTGTACGATTTGTTCGGCTGTTTCTGCCATTTTACTAACCCTCTAGTTGTGCCTTCAGAGATTCAACCTCTTCAGACAGTTGTTGAATTGCTTTTACCAAGGAAGTAACCAGTTGCGCTGGCGCAAACTCTAGTTTTTCTTCCGTACCACCCACCATCTTGGAATCTTCCATATACTTCATTCCAGATAAAGACTCCTCTACCTCTTGGGCTATAAACCCCATACGCTGTCCTGAGTTTGAAACCTGTGAATCATAATCATGGTTTATTTTTGAACCATCTGATTCTCCATCTTCATACCATTCACGACGGTCCCAATAATAAGTTATTGGTCGTAAACTATTTATAAAATCTAGTCCAGCTACAGATGGAAGATTAGATACTTCTGCCTTATCTCGTTCATCAGAAAGAGCAGAGATTGAGGTATCATTGCAACGTAAATTATCAACACTTGAGTTACCCAAGGTAAATTCGTTACTTACATCTACCGCTGTGGCGTCTGCATCATTCCCTAAACAAGTATTATTCACCCCGGTTGTAATAGAATTACCAGCATAATTACCAACACCGGTATTAGCATAACCTGTACTAACTACAAGCAATGCTTCCAAACCAACAGCAGTATTATTATTTGCAGTAGCAGCCCTTAGAGCCTTAAACCCAATCGCTGTACTATTTACACCAGTAATATTAGTATATAGCGCTTCAGCACCACACGATGTATTGTAACCACCAGTTGTGGCTGAATACCCAGCAGTATATCCGATAGCTACTGTACTACCAGCAGTCGTTTGGGATGCTCCAGCATTATATCCGACAGCAACATCCTGTACACCGGTAGTATTAAGAATTAATGCTTGCCAACCAAGAGCCGCATTAGCATTGCCCGTTGTATTAACCCTTAAAGCGTAAGTACCCACTGCGATATTATTTGATCCAGTGGTAGTATCTTTAAGCGACCAGTTACCGATAGATGTATTATCATTAGCAGTTGTTTGGTCCTTCCCTGACTCATGCCCTACAGCAGTATTCCTATTTCCAGTAGTGCATGCCCCAAGAGCGTTATAACCAAAAGCATTATTACTTGTACCTGTTGTATTTGCATCTAATGCAGTACTTCCTACAGCATTACAATAAGATGCGGTTGTGTTAGCATACAATGCTCCTTTTCCCACTGCTGTATTGGCTGCACCAGTCGTATTAAGTTTAAGAGTCTGAGTACCTAAAGCGGTATTATCGTCTGCGGTTGTAGTTGCGCTTAATGCACCATCACCAACAGCAACATTATTATCCCCCTCTGTAATAGCGTCAGAAGAATTTTTACCCATAGATACATTCTGTGATCCAGTAGTAAGTGCTGCTAAGGCAGCAGAACCTACAGCGGTATTAGCTGTACCAGTAGTGGCGGCTGTTAATGCGTTATAACCTATAGCAACAGTTTCGTCGGCGGTAGTTACTGCATCTAATGCTGTAGTTCCTACTGCCACATTATTACTCGCAGTATCAGTCGTTCCAGAAGGGTCATTGCCCAACCAGATGGAGTTATTTTCTACTAGGGCGTCAGATAGACCATCTATATCAGATGCACCACCACCTGAGCTAGCAGCCCATACCGGGTTTGCGCTAGCACCCTGAGTCTTCAGGAAATGTCCATCCGTTCCGTACCCAAGCCTAGCCCAGTTGGTGCCGTCGTAATACATCACATCGCCCTGAGCGTCTGAACCCATAGCGATCATGGTTCCATCTACTGAGTTGGCTGCAATAGTAACTGCGCCAGCGTTTGTCATCGTAACATCACCGCTTAGAGCGGCAGCCGTAAAACCAGTACCATCCCCTATCAGTATCTGGGTGGTAGCAAGAGCCTTATCTGATGGAACACCAGATGAATTAGCATCTCTAACCTTTATCGTATTGGCGGCCATATTCGCCAGTTCTGCGTTAGCTACCCCAGCGTCTTTTATCGTGATAGCACCAGAAGAAGCAGCAAAGTTATCAGAACTAAAACTGGCAGCACCCTTTGCGGATGTGCTTGCGTCCTGAATCGCTATGGTTACAGAACCAGAAGTTCCACCACCCGTTATTGGAGAAGTTACACCAACTCCTGTAATATCACCAGTGGTTGCAGCAACCCATGAAATATCAGTTCCATCACTTGTCAGAACATAGTCAGCACTGCCAACTGCAAGCGCAGCAGGATCACCGCTTGAGTCTCCATAGATAATCTTACCTCTTGCAAGTCCAGCCATCTTCGCTAAAGATACGGCGTTATCAGCAATGGTAACCACACCAGCATTGGTCATAGTTACATCACTGGACAATGCCGCAGCGGTGAATCCTGTGCCATCTCCTATGAGAACCTGAGTAGTAGCTAATGCTACATCTGAAGGTACACCAGAAGAGTTTGCATCCCTGACTTTAATGGTATTAGCCGCCATGTTAGCTAATTCAGCATTAGCAACACCGGCATCCTTAATGGTTACCGCACCAGAAGAAACGGAGAAGTTATCAGAAGAAAATGATGCCATCCCTTTTGCTGACGTAGTGGCATTATCAAAAGTATTACTCGAACTAGCCATAGTTTTGTTGGTCAGAGTATCAGTCGTAGCCTTACCTACCAGCGTATCTGTAGCGTTGGGTAGAGTTAGCGTCCTGTCTGCGGTGGGATCGGTGAGGGCAAGTGTAGTTTCATAAGCATCTGCCGTTGCTCCCTCAAATACTAATGGGCTTGCACCCTGGAGAACCAAGGCTGTCAGATCGGCTGTCCCAGTAAATGCCCCTGTCAGTGCGCCAGCATTTATAGTTGGACTTGTAAGGGTTTTATTGGTGAAGGTATCAGTAGTTGCCTTACCAACAAAAGTATCGGTTGAATTCGGAATAGTCCAAGTTCTATCAGCAGTTGGATCAGTAACTGCTATTGTGGTTTCATAAGCATCTGAAGTAGAGCCTTCCAATACAATAGGACTTGCGCCCTGAAGAACCAATCCAGTTAAATCAGCAGTTCCAGTAAACGCACCCGTCAAAGCACCAGCGTTTATTGTGGGGCTGGTGAGCGTCTTATTGGTAAGGGTATCAGTGGTTGCTTTGCCAACAAGGGTGTCAGTAGCATTGGGGAGGGATACAGTTCTGTCTGCCGTTGGGTCTACAACGGTCAGCGTAGTTTCATAGGCATCAGCAGTCGCACCTTCATATACGATAGTTGATCCGGCTAGAATGCCAAATGTATTTGCCGTGAACTGAAAGTCATCAGCACCGGCAATAGTAATATCTATCTGGTCATCTGTATCCGCAGTAATATAAGTATCTGCATCAGCGTCTAAAATAAGTTTAGCGCCATTCAAATCAACTTCATAACTTGTAACTGGAGAAACCGCTAGAGTAACCCAAGCGTCGTTGGCTTCATTTCTTATCTTTAAGACATTAGCACTGGTATCAAACCAGACCAATCCAGCCGAAATGGATTCTGCGGGAGCTGAAGATGAAGCATGGATTGCATTAACTGCCATATCCACCGAGGGAAATGATGACTGCAAAACAGCCTTCAAAAGACGAAGATGATTATCGCCTTGACTAACATTGTCACTCGCCAGTGGATTTGTGCTAACCAATTCATCTAAAAATGTGGCTGTTTCTAGGGCCATTACGGACTCCCTCCTATAGTCATTACCCTCATCACACTACCGGAATGACGGTCTTTGTTGTCCTGGTTCTGAATGCTTGCCATTGCCTTCTCGAATGCACCCAGCCATACCGGAATCCTCTGGTCGTTCATAATGAAAGGTTCCGCTTCCAGTAAGGTTCCGTATAAATACACGTTCGGATTGTTTGTCAGCATGTCGTTTGTGGTTGCTGAATCAGACAGAGCTGTGAATGTTTTGTAGTAGAGCATCGAGGTGGTATAGACACCATCCGGTCCTGGTCCCAGGCGAACATTGTCTGCGATGGTCGTGAATACTTGAGGTTTGGCTTGAGAGCTTCCCGCCCAGATCCTCGTCATCATCTCCGGTGTGATGTAAGCGAGGGGCGTCAGCGGATCGGTCGTGAGATGAAATTCCTTCATCTGCACGAAGCCTGTCGGCAATGAGTATTCCCGTGTTCCTGCGACCGTGGAGATTGCGGTGGATACGGTTTCCATCTCCCTTATCCGTAACTCCCGAAACCGGGCTTCAGCCAGAGCAATAAACTCCGGTATCCGATCAGTCAGGTCACTTCTGTCGAGCCAGTTAGCCACCGCCGTCTGAAGTGTGGCATAAGTATTTATTGCCATTATCTACTCAGTTCAGTGACATAGACCGATGCTGTGCCAGAACCCGTGATAGCTGCACACTTATCCGCTTCGCTTACCCTAAAGAAATAAGGGGTAGCAGCAGCGACATATACAGATGCAGCTACCGTAGCTGTTGGCGTCCCTTCAAACTGAATGAAACACGCAGCAGTAGCCGTCAACATTACTGTTTCCACCTGAGTTGCAAATGCAGATGTTCTAGTTGCGCCGCTGGATGTAGTCGCAGATAACGTATGCGTGGTTAGCGGATTCCATACGTTACTAATATCAGTGTATGCCATATCTTTTTACCTAAATGTTGGTTGGTGCTACTTTGAAATATTTGAAATCGGGATCGTTCACATACCGGGCGAGTAACTTGGAATCTTTTTCAATAGCGCCGTTGGTTTCTTTCATCCACCTTTCCCAGATCGTGACTGGAATAGAAGCCGCGTGATGCCACTCGCCACGTTTACCCATCGTTAGCTTCTTGCCATACGCATTCATTCGCCGTTTGTTTTCTTCGAGAACAGGCGTGACGTTCTGCACAGTGTTAAAGAGGATCGTGTTGTCCACTTCATCAAAGTGCATGTCGGTACGACGCTCCGGTGTTTGCTGTAACA